CCCTGCGTACCGCTGAACCGGTTCATCCTCTTGATAACGTTAGATGCCCTGCTGTCGCCGGAACAAATTAAATCGTCACCAACTTGAAAGTTATACTTTTCCATTTTTAACTCCTTAATTTCCTGTCCCAATGTCTACCACGATTAATACTTAACCTGTTAAATATTCTAAACGAATACTTTTTATTTTTAATGATACGATGTTCCATAGGTTGCCAATTCAAATAACGATTATAATAATCACACCACAAAGCTACCAATTTACCTGACCGCAGTATAACAGGCTTGCTGTAATAAATCTTCGGAGTAATTTCTACTAGAGAATAATTATTAAGTGTGTAAGATGTACTGCAAGGTCCGCCCTCTTGAAAACAAATTCCGTTACAAGTTGTCGCAGCGGTTGAAAAGTCTATGTAAAAAATTACGCTACCAGATGTTGCATTATCATTTTCGCTGGGACTCATCATTTTGTAACCTTCTCATATTCATACCGACCCTTTACACGTTCATTAAGCATCTGCCCAAAAGACTCGGCTTCGAGCAGACTCTTGAAAACGATTTCCGGAACCTTGGTGTAGCGGTAAGTTGCCCCGCCTCTAAATTTAACAAACAGTTCTTTTTTGGTTTTGTCGTAGCCAACACTATCGGCGTTACTGGAATTAATTGTAATCATCGGAACTTTCATAGCCATCATTTTATCCTTTCAACATTTTTCTTTATAAATTCTTTCTATAATTTCAATTTGTTTTTTAGAGTAATACTTGGGCGGGCTATCTATGAAATCTGCGATGAATTTTATTTCCCAAGGCGTAAGACTTTTGCCGAATCGATCTATGTGTTCTATCAAGACTTGAGGTTCGTGTTCCATTTTAGCCCTTATAAATTAAATTTTATAGTGAACGTTGTGCCGGAAACATCAACCGCGAAACCTGTGGTAGTAGTGCAGGTTACTGTCGTCCAACCGGATTTAACATTATGTTGTTTACCGTCATAATATTTACAGCAGGTGTCATACGCCTCATTTATTTTTGACATCCGTTCAACGGCTTCGATGGCGCCTTCGTTCTTATCCGGGTGATGTTTCATAGCGAGTTTGCGATAGCGAGCTTTAATATCCGACATTTTACAACCAGATTTCATCCCTAATATTTTCAAGGCTTCAGGTACGGTCATTATAATCCTCGGTTATTCTTCCATATTTTTGTACATATTCCCTGATAATATTATCGACCGGATTCTCTCTGCGGACATCTCTCATATATTTTTGCATCACCCATTTCGCTTTTTGAGATAACATTTTAGGATTTTTTACTCGCCGTAATCCACTATCCGCAAACGCCACATTGACAAGTTCGTGAATCTCGAAGTACCTGTCCCACGTAGCAAAGAATGTCGCCCACTTGAACAGCACAGGTTTCATCTCGTTAAATTTGTCCGTCATAATATCTTCTCTGGCTTCCAAGAGTTTCTGCCTCATACGGTTTTTACGCTTCAATTCCGTATCTTTCTTCCGGACCTGTTCAGCATGGGAATGTCTGTACTTTTCCGTAGCTTTCCGTCTCGCTTCACAATATCTACTTTTTTTCATAATTTTTTTATTTTCCTTATATTATTATAACGTTTGAGCAGGTTAGTTAGTAACACGAAATTCCGTATACCTTTGATAATTTCCGATATAGACCCCGTGGCGCCCCGCTCTAGGCGATTTATTTTTGCTCGTGGGTTTATATATATAGAGATTCGTCTCTTTTTAAACGCCGATATACTTTGGGAGATATACTTATACTCCGGTATACATATATCCCAAAGGCAGAGGTGGAAGCATGAACAAGGAAAAGGAAAGCGCCTAAAGCGCTAGCGCATCGCGCGCGGGCGCGCACGCGCGTATATAGCATATAGGAAATTAAATATGGCTAAGAAAGAAACAAAGGCATTGGCGAAGAAGGCTCCAAGGGAGTTAACAAAACTTACGGAAGCACATAAGCTCTTTTGCAGGGCATTGATCGCAGACCCAAGGATGCACCAAGGTCAGGCGTACCTTGATACCATGGCGAAGAAGGGGGCGAAAATGGCGGACGCTAACGCCAGAGCCAGCGCTTTATTAAAAAATAAGTTGATTAAAATAGAAATTAAGCGTTTAATGGACTTACGAAGTGAGAGGCTGGAAGTTACAGCCGATAAGGTTTTAGCTGAACTGGCTTCGTTAGCATTTATGAAATTTGCAGATTATGCCGAATACGATGATGAAGGTAATGTTATTTTAAAACCTAGCAGCGAAGTTGATACTCGCGGTATTAAGTCGATTAAGCGCCGTATCGTAAATTCAGGCGAGAACTGTACTACAGAAGCTTTTGAGTTTAAGCTTCACGATAAATTAAAGGCTCTGGAATTAACGATGCGGCACTTAGGCTTGCTGAAGGATAACCTGGTTAATGTTGGAAAAGTTGAAGTGAAAGTTAAACTGCCAAACGAACTGACAGAGGATATTATTAACTAATGCCCATACATTGCGATCTAACAGAATACTGTGCTACATCAAATGAGGTTTATTTACCCGCCCTTCATTGCAGGGACAGGTATCTCATAATGTATGGTGGTGCCGGTTCTGGTAAGAGTGAGGAAGTGGCAAGAAGATTTCTTCTCCGGATTCTGGTCGGGATGAAAAAGGGCATACGTCATAAAATTCTTGCATTACGAAAAACACAGCCTGCTGTAAAGCGTTCTGTGTTTTCTTTGTTTAATAAATACGTCGATCTCTGGAACCTGCGGGACATTGTTCACATCAACAGGAAAGACACCACGTTTACTTTTTCTAACGGCTCGGAGATTTTATGCAGCGGACTTGATGACCCTGAAAAGATTAAGTCAATCGAGGGTTTGACTTGTGCGTGGCTGGAAGAAGCTACAGAGTTTTCTGAAAATGATTTTAGAGAATTGGACAGGCGTGTTCGAGGGAAGTGCGGAACGTTTTTGCAGATAGTCCTTACGTTTAATCCTATCGAGGTCAAATGGCTTCAAGAAGAATTTTTCGGATTCAAGGAAGAATCGGACGGGACAGGGTTGTTTGATATTACTACATCTGCCGAGGGTAGGTACAACAGGTTCCAGAAGATTTCCAGAGTTGATGACAGGTTGGTTGCGGTAACAGGGACTTCACTTCTTACGACTTATCAGGATAATAAATTTATAGACGATAAGTACAAAGCTGTTCTTGAAGATTTAAAACGTAAAGATATTACAGCTTACAGGATTTATGCTTTGGGTCAGTGGGGTTCTCCAAAGGGTCTGGTCTACACAGAGAATTTAAACTGGTCTGTTTGCAGTACGTGGCCGAATAGAGGCTCTTTTGATAAACACGCTTTTGGTCTTGACTTTGGTTACAGTAACGACCCGACAGGTATTATCGAAATGGGTCTGATAGGTAATCAGATTTGGGAGAGGGAGCATATTTATAAAATGGGGTTGACTAATCAGGATATAGCGAGAGAATGTATTAAGCTTGGCATAACACGCAGGGATACTATAATCGCTGATTGTGCCGAACCTAAATCCATTGAGGAAATTCGCAGAACAGGTTTGAAAGTAATTCCTTGTCGTAAGGGGGCTGATTCTATTCGTAACGGTATCTCTTTGGTTAAGGATTATTCTGTTAACGTATATGGTGATTCCGAAAACTTAATAAAAGAAAAGAGAAATTACAAATGGCTCGAAAGTAAAGACGGTGAATACGAGAACGACCCTGTTGACGCTTGGAACCATTTGTTAGACCCGGAACGGTACGTAGCCGATTACTGGTTTTCTCATAAGAGTGCAGCATTTAGTTATAACTTGGGTAATAGATACCCTGCATAGGAGATTTGAAAATGGACATAGCTAAAAAAATTGATGCGAGAAAATATTCAAGAGCCGATTTGTGCGACCACGCTTTGAAATACTTCGGTGAAGTTATCAACCGGAAACTTCCTCTCGCTCATGTACGGAAATCTTTCACGATGCACCAAAAGACCTATCTGGCTGAAAAGGTGTTGCAGGAAGAAGGGAAGATTGCTGTAAACGAGCAGCGGAAGGAACTTGTCGGGAAAATGATCGAGAAGGAAGAAATTAAAATTCAGACCAAGATGCACTACCCGCACGAGATCAAAGGTGAAGAAGGTGAGACGCAGATGTACAGACCCTGCCCTGGTGGTATTTGTCTGGGCGACCCGCCTACCCGTCAAATTGTTGACGGCGAAACAAGAACGAAAAGTATGCCTAAGTTAAGTTAGGGATAACATGTTTGAAAAGAAAATAGATGTTAAAGAGCATCAGGTTAAGCAGATGGCTTTAGGTAAAAAGCTCAAAGCCGAACACGCTGCGGAACTTAAAGCTACGGAATCTAAATATGCCAACATCTTTGAGGCTATTCAGGTTACTAACGCTAATCTCATGTTGCGGTTGAATGACGACAGCAGTACTACCGGCAGTAACGAGTATCAGGATAGAGAGTCGCAAATCCAAGAGATAGCGGATATGTATCGTGCGAGTACGGATATAGGAAGCGATCTGGTCAAGCGGATTATAAATGTTTCTGCTGCTTTGAAGATACCTAATGGTCTTGATTTGGAAGTCGGTGAGGAAAACGCTCCTGAGCGCAAATACATCAAAGATTTTATTCAGAAGAATCAGCTTAACGAAGGTGTCGCTACCGAACTTAGCAAGGAAGCTGAAAAAGAAGGTCAGTGTCTTGTGCGGTTGCTCTGGGATAAGTCTGACAACATGGTTAAAATTTATTACATGCCTTGGCTCAAGTATCGGTATTATGTTCAGCCTGCTGGTATCAGTAATCTGACTTCTCCGTATTACGTGTGGTGGGATGCGGTGGAAGTTGCGAGCAAAGACGGAGAAGTTCCAGGGAAAACCATTCCCGCAGGGAGTCTTATCGATGATGAAATGGCTTTCGTGGCTTTCAATAAAATTATCAATGACGATGACACTATCGAAGGTTCGCCTTCTGTTGCTAATGTTCTTTCGAGGCTTGATGATGTCGGCAAGGATTTAATCTATTGGCGGAAGTCTAACAAACTCTACGCCCACCCG